TTAAAACTCATTATATTATGGCGAAAAAGGTTATAAATACTGGTACGGGAGCTGTCAAGTTCATCAGGCCAGATTATATTGTTGCCACATTGTTCGATGGCACAGAGAGTGACGAATCTACTCCAAAGGGTGATTCTTACATTCTCGAGGATGTTATTGAGGACACGACATCTATTTCACAAGATGATAACGATACCACCGATATTGAGTGTGAGACTTCTGACTCTCCTATCATTTCCATTGTTAAGCTTGGTAAGTGGCAGTTTGCAGCAGAGATTGGAGATACGCAGAAGGAACTTTTGACTGCATTGTGTGACTTTACAGACGATGCAACAGGAAAGAAGACTCTTGCACCTTCTATTTACAAAGCAAAGTATGCAAAGATTGATATTGTACAGGTTCAACCTAATGGAACCACAATGGAGGCTTACGTTCTTCCAAAGGTTCAGCTCAATTCTAGGTTGACTATTGAGTCTCTCAATTCAAACTTGGCTCGTATTGCATTGGCTGGTACTGCCAAGGATATTTCGCTTACCGTTAATTCTAAGACAGTTCGCACACCATTCTATGTTGACCACAACTATTCATTGCCAACTTCTAGTGAATAATGTAGGTTCTTCAACAATTCTCGACTATATACAAGGGGCGGCGGCTTTAATGCTGTCCGCTCCTTTTTAAGTTTTATCATTTATGGCTGAAACATTATACCAAAAAGCATTAAAGCTTATTACGAAGGAATTAGACAAGGATGCAAAGAATGTGTTAAGAGAATGTATCCAAGAGATTACGTACACACATCGAACATACAACCTCTATGATTCTTACGGATATGGCATTTATGTCGAAGGCAAGCTTGAAAAGATAGGTTACTTATCGTCCTCACCAAAAGCATCCAAAGGCAAGAATTGGTATGGAGAAGAAATTAAAGGTCGTGAGGCGATAAACGAATATCTCAAAAACGATTATTCCCCTAGTGGAGTAATTGATTTGGCAGTTGTTGCGACTATGCCCTATGCTAAGATATTGGAAGATGGCGGTGGAAATCTGAAACAATCTTACAGAGTCATTTCTATGTCGTTTCAGAAGCTACAAAACCTATCCAAGAAGTATAATGGAACAGTAAGCGTGATTAGAAAGTAATTCATATATATGGGAAAAGTATATAGAGCACAAAAAGACCCGAATAAGGCTAAGAAACAAGCTATAGAAGACGAGAATAAGGTGTTACCTAGTTCTCCTCTATCTGACGCAGCAATGGAACGTCTTGCGCAAATTATGAATGATTCTCCTACAATTGTAAAACTACAAGGTACAGAGTGGGAGATAAGAGCATTGAAACCAGGCACTCAATGGATGATTGCAGAGGAAGCTTGCAAGATAGTCAAGGGCGAAAACTTATCAATGGGTGACGTTATCAAGGAGTTTGCCATCAACATTCCATCGGTGGCAAGAGTAATCACACTATCCTTGCTCAATGACAAGAAACGCATTGATTCTGAGGAATACCAACAAGTTTACGACCAGTTGCTTTGGGGAGACTATGACATCAAGGATTGGGCAACATTACTTGTTGAAATTCTCAATTTGCTAGATGTGGATTTTTTCTTCGCGAGTACCAATGTGATTCAGACCGTCCGCAATCAAGCTCTGATGAGGAAGAAGCAAGCAACCGAATTATCCCATCACGAACAGAATACGGACAAATGATAGATTTCTTACGTGCCAACACATGGTGCTCGCAAGAAGAATATAAGTGGAGAATGACCGTTCCGCAGATTCGTCTTGCGTCTATGGATTTTACTCATATTGAATATATTTCGTCAGACAAAGACAAAAATCAGAAGAACGACAAATTAAAGAATGCAAAGGTAATCAATGGTGCAGAGGATTTACGAAATCTCAATGACCTTGGAATACCTATTTTATAAACTCTTAAACTTTTGAATTATGGCAGATTCAGCATTAGGCAGTGCTCTTATTATACCAGAGTCTGCATTGAAGAAAATCAAAGAGGCTGATGATAAGTTGCAGAAGTTACAAGATACGGCTAAAAATACCGCGTCTAGTGTAACACAATCTTTCAAGGATATGTCTGTTGGTACTAAGCCGTTCCTTAATTCTTTAGACCAAGTTATAGCAAAACTCGCAACAATCAACGCATCTGCTTCAAATGCAAGCAGTGGTATCTCAAACGTAGGTGCGAGTGCAGGTAACATGAACAATAACATTACGTCAGCAGCACAGAACATTCAAAATATGGTAGCACAGCTATCTAAGATGAATGGTTCTGGCACTAGTGGTATTATGCAAGCGGCACTTGCATTTCAGAGATTACAGGAATCAGCAAAGGGTGCTAGCGGTATGAATATTGCTGAGTTAAAGCAAGAAATTGGTTCTATTGAAAGTATGTTGCGAGATACAACACAAAATCTCACCAAAGCAGACCAAGATGCACTTATTAAGCGAAAGAAGGCATTACAGGATGAGTTGAGATACCAGCAGCAGATGTATAATGAACGTGCTGTTGCTTTTCAGAAGGCTCTCGATAAGATGGTGAGTGCGGAGCAATCATACAACAACAAACAGAGAAAAGCATACGCTGATAGGGCAAAAGACTATCAGACAAGAAACAATAAGACAAATACCACCTATCAAGGTGCGCTCGATTTCTCTGCTACTGCAAATACGCTCAACCGCCAAGTACGCGCTATAGAATATCTGAAAGAGGCTCGTATGAAGTTGTCTCAAACCGATGCTGATTATAAGCGAAAATTGGATATTCTCAATGCTGCCATTGAGCAACATAACAAAAACTTGAAAGAGGCTGGTGTTAATTCTCGTGCGTTGACCGAACAAACATCATATATGGCTGGATATATGTCACGTTGGGCACAGCGTATAGCATTTGCATTCTCTATGGGTACAATCAAGTCATTTGTCGGACAAATAGCAGAAGTCAGAGGTCAATTTGAACTTTCAGAGCGTTCACTCGAAGCTATCTTGCAGAACAAGCCAAAGGCAGACGAGATTTTCAACAAGACAGTAGAACTTGCCGTTAAATCACCTTTCCGTATCAAGGACTTGGTGGATTACACACGACAACTTTCCGCTTACCGAATTGAGTCTGATAAACTTTATGATACAACCAAGCGACTTGCCGATGTTTCAGCAGGTCTTGGCGTTGATATGGGAAGACTTATCCTTGCATACGGACAAGTCAAGGCTGCTGCATACCTTCGCGGTTCTGAGGTTCGTCAGTTTACTGAGGCTGGTATCAATATGTATGGTGAGCTGCAACAATACTTCAAGGAAGTTAAGGGAGAAGCGTACACGACTGCACAGATTGTTGATATGATTTCCAAGCGCAAGGTTACATTTGGGGATGTTGAGGCAATATTCCAACGCATGACCGATAAGGGTGGAACATTCTACAATATGCAAGAGATTCAGGCTGAAACTCTCCAAGGTAAGATTTCCAACTTGAAGGATGCTTTCGATGTGATGCTTAATGATGTTGGCAAGGCTAACGAGGGCACAATGAAGGGAATGGTAAGCTGGGGTACTTCTCTGCTTGATAATTGGAAGACTCTTGCAGAGATAGGAAAAGCTCTTATACCTATTCTTATTGCTATAAAGGCTAACTCTATGTTTGCAAAGACTAGTCTCGGACAAGCTTTTTCTCAAGCATCTGGCACAGGTATCGTGAGATACAAGGCTCTTTTCGTAAATTCCTTAGATGGAATGAAAAAAGCTCTCAAAGATTTTGGCGGTTTCGTTAAAAGTTCATTATCAGGTATCGGCGTAGGTCTTGCAATTTACGCTGTAGCAGAAGTAATAACTACCGTTTATGATAAGATTTCCAAGTACAACGAAAATGTACGTAAAGCAGAAGAAGAAACCATAAAGGCAAAGGGCACAATAGGTGCTTTGGCTGGAACGTACAACGACCTAGCAAATGCAGCCACAAATGCAAATGGCAAATTAGAAGGAAAGGATTTAGAAAAGAATGTCGAAGATAGACGTACAACGTTACAAAAGCTTATTGATGCCGCATCAAAAGACGGACTGACTTTTAAAATCAATGTAGATACTCTCGATGTAAATCAGCTTAATGATACTTTTAGCAAGGTAGAAAAAGAGTATAAAAATTTCGTTGATAACATGGAGATTCTCAGAAGAAACTATGCAAATAATGATGCAAAAAACACTTGGTTTACTGATGGACTTGATGATGATGCGGACGATTACAAGGATGCTGTGATTGATGCTCTCGCAAAGTCTTCGCAAATGGAGAGAGTTGTCGCAAACATTAACGCAAACTATAAACAAGCCACTTCGACCACGAAGAAATACTTTGATGAGATACGTGCAGGTCAAAAGGATAACGAATCCAACATTGACTATATGACACGTATGTATGAGTTGATAAAGAAAATCAACATAGCACAAGGCGGAAGCGACTATAAAATGCCATCTTTCATTGGTACTTCGCAAGCTGATTTCAATGACCTTATCCGTGCGATGAACAGCGTACAAAATAAGGCGCAAGAATTGAACAGCGAGTTTGATAATGTTTTTGCAGGCATGAAGGATGCATTCAAAAACGACCCAATAAAGATACAAGCGTTTATTGATAAAATTGCGGCAGAGCGTGATTGGAATCAATACGAGAGAGACCTTGCTTATAGGCACTTTGGTATCAATGTTTCCATCAATAAAAACTCGATGGAGAAAGAAGTAAACTGGGTTGATGATTATCTCTCTGGTTTCTTTGCAAAGAAAAAGTATGGCATCAATCTCGTTGTCAAGGAGATTACAAACGATAAGGCTCTTGAAAGTTTCCTTGAAAAAGGTGATGATGCGGCTAAAGCTGCAAAGAATTGGCGTGAACTCGAAAAGCGTTTGGCTTCCGTAGGAAAGAACACGAAGAAAATCAAAGTTGATGATTCTATCCGAAAGATGTTCAAAGCAGGTGACCCACGTTTAGGTGGAAACACTATAGATGTTTCAACTTTGCGCCAAATGGTTCGCGAATACAAGAATGCTGCAACTGCCACCGCAAAGGGATTAGGAGTGAATCCTTTTGAAAAAGAAGACAAAAAAGCAGCAAAAAATGCGGCAAAAGAACAGCGCGATATTATCAACGAGCGCATTTCTCTGTTGAAGGATATGAGTTCTGAATATCAGAAACTCATTAAATACGAAGGCGAAGAGCAAGCTACAGCCGATGTTCGTAAACACTTTGCGTTGGCGGCAAAGAATGTTGGTATGAATATAAACAACTTTATCCCAGACCGCCAGACTATTGCAAAGAAGATTGAATATCTTGCAAGCCAATATAAGGAACTCGGAAAACGTGGTAGCGCATTACGCAACGCCACCGAAATTCGGCTTGATATTGATGAGGAGTATTTCAAGCAACAACTTGACGATGCAAAGAACAATGCGCAAGAAGCATTCTCACAGCTCGATTTGTTTAAGAAACTCAAAGGCGAAGGTCTTTCTGATAGCATCATCAAAAGCATGTTCGGTGACTTAACCTCTTCATTCGATGATGTGCGAAAGTCTATTACAGATGATTTCGAGGCAAAATGGGGTAAAGACCAAAATAAGTGGGGTGATGATGTTGCAAAGGAATACGCGTCACAAATGCAGAAACTTGATAAGGAAGTCTATCAAGACCAAATTAATCAAGCACAAGAGCTGATTAAGGCATACAAGCAGCAACTTTCCGACCAGTTACAGTTGGATAAGTGGTACATTGAGGAGAAGCAGAAAATCCAAAACAATGCGAATATTGCCAAGAATCCTGAGTTACAAAAGCAGTTGCAGGAGAATTTGACTGCCCAATACAAGAAAAAGACTGGCGAGAACACTTGGAAGAATTTCCAAGGCTCTGATATGTATGTTAAGATTTTCGAGAACTTCGACCATACATCCACCAAGGTACTCGACTATATGATACAGAGGCTACAATCCTTGCGTGAGGAAATGAAAAACCTCGACCCTATACAAGTCAAGGCTATCACGGAGCAGATTAGCAAATTGCAGGAAACTCGAAATTCAAGAAATCCTTTCAAGGCTTTCACAAGTGGACTGAAGGAGTTGGTAAAGTACACTAAGGAATACAAGAAACTCGGTGGAGACAATGCTTTAATCTCCACAAGCGACAAGTACGACAAAGAAGAAAAGAATATAGAGAATCAAGGTAAGATTATCGCCAACTTGGATGCTGAATACAACAAGTCTATGTTGCTTAACGGATTGGACGATGAGAAGACCAAGACGTTGAAAACCAATCTTGATTTGTCGAAGAACCAACTCGACAATATGAAGAAGCAGCACAGTGAGACAAAAGGCACTCTTGATACACTTAACAATGTTCAAGGCGAGACCGACAATGCTAAGAATAAGTTTAGCAAGTCCGTAACAGATATTACCTCTATTGTTTCCTCTATGGCAACAGCATTCAATGGATTGTTTGAGGCTTTGGGCGGTTCTGATGAACAACTCGAAAACACTCTTAGTGTCGTTGATAATATCGGTCAGGCAATCGGTTCGTATTATAGCGGAAACTATGCAGGTGTCGTATCGGGCGCAATGGGCGCGCTTACAGGCGTAGCTAAACTCTTTAACAACGAAGGAAAGATTGATAATGAAATTGCACGCCAAGAACGCGCTGTAAATTCCTTGCAACACGCTTACGAAAAGCTTAAAAAGAGTATGGACGATGCCTTTGATACGCAAAAGCTCTACGAATACAACCAAAAATCGGTCGATGCCCTTAAAAAGCAGCAGAAGGCGTACCAAGCAATGATTAATGCAGAGCGCGGTCGCAAGAAGCCCGATGAAGGTAAGATTCAAAAATGGGAACAGCAGATTGATGATTTGAACACAACCATCCAAGAATTAGGTGAGTCTATGACAGAAGCACTTGGCGGTTTCGGTTCTCAGTCTAACTATAAATCTGCTGCTGAAGCTTTCTCGGAAGCGTGGGTAGATGCTTTCAATGAAGGTAGTGATGCACTCGAAGCACTCAACAATAAGTTTGACGAGTATTTCAATACAATGCTCACCAAGCAGTTAATGAATAGAGCTACTTCAAAATACATTCAGCCTATCCTTGAAGCATTCGACAAAGCGGTATCTGAGGGCAGCGAAGGTGGAAACAATGGTCTTGACGTTACCAAGAAAGAACTTGAAGGTATCAAGGAGCTGAAAGACAAGAATCTTGCATTATTCAATGAGTATGCAAAGAACTTGATGGATGTTCTCAACATCAAACCTGCTGGCAGTTCAAATATATCTGCTTTGCAGCAAGGTATTCAGTCCGTTACAGAATCAACAGCACAGGCGTTGGAATCGATACTCAATTCACTCAGGTTTTATGTAGCCACTCAGCAATCAGACATCCGTATCATTCGCGACACTCTGTTAGAGAAGCTCGGCAATAGTATCAACGCGATAACACAAGATACATCAAGCAGTCCTGTACTAATTGAGTTGAGATTGCAGACAACAATACTTACTGATATTCGCGACACTCTGACCAGCTGTGTAAAGGGCGGTCACAAGCAAGGAAGAAATGGTATCAAGGTATTTATGAATTAGCTTTCTGTGTTCTATATAAAATTAGGGCAAGCTCGGTTTCACAACTGAACTTGCCCTTTTTAATCAACATAAATCTAACTAAACCTTAACTAATATAAAAAGTAAAATCACATTTTATGACTGTGTGTACCGCCGTACACTCTGTAAACAAGAAAATAATATAAATATTTTTACCAAACTTTGCTATTTAAATGAGCCGTAAGACGTTATTTCTGCTCGTCCTTACAACTATTCCACTCTGATGTGTAAACGTGCCCTAACGTCATATTTACGTCATCGTAGCCAATGATTTTAACATCATTATCCTCTCCGTACTCTATAAGGTCACATTTTCCTTTGCATTCGATGCAGACTTCACTCTTTCCACACACATAAATGCGAGTAACCATATTCTCAGGAACTTCAATTTCCAAATCCTTGCAGTACGCGACTAGAATAATCGTAGAGCGCGCCTTGATAACTCCATGATAACCTATATACATTTCGCTAGTATATCCGTGCTCGTTACATTGGTAGAATCCATTGGCAAACTCACCAAACTCTTTCAAAAGGTACTCTTTTGACAATCCCCATCCGAAAGCAATAGAATCAGCCATAAACTCAATTCCGTTAGAATCAAGAGCCATATTTACCAATTCTCGCTTACTCGCGGCAGAATCCCATTTCCCTTTATATTCTCCGCACAATCCCAATCTTAGGGCATTGCGCTTCAACGTCAATAATTCATTGCTATTCCCCATACCATTCTCTCAATCTATCGTTAATTAAAGTGTTCACATACGCATAGGTTTTATCGTACCCGACAAGCTCGTGGCACTTGCGGACACATCGCATAGCAGATTTCTCGTTGATGTCCGCTCGCTGCGCGATAACGGCATAGGAAAAGCCATAGCGATTGTGTAGAACGTCAAGAACAAAGTTCCTTGCTACCGCTCTCGCAAAAGGAATATTAGTGTTGCCGACATATAAATCATCTGCATTCACTCCTTCCTTTTCCTCAGTACTCATAGCCGTGTTCACTTGTTCGCAAACCATCCGCTCTACCATATCCATTGTATCATTACCTAAGTATATCATAGCCGTTATATCTTATTTTTATCTTTATAAACGTAACCTACCGTATCACAAGGGTATTTATCATCTGGTGACAATACACCTGCATCTTCCATCTTTTGTCTGAAATCCACAGAAACCATAGGAACTAACTTGTGTAATCTAGAACCATCGGCGGCAGCCCAAATAGGTTTTAGATACTGAACAGGATTCTTAACCTTTACACCATCCCATTTGATTCCGTTCTGAATGAATGGTATAAAGATACCGTCTCGCTTCACTCCGTTAGCATCACACATCCTTACAATCCTGTAATCTCGGAATAGTCCGTATTTCAGTTCTATATACCATTCATTATACATAAGCTATTCCTTTCCTTGATTAAGAGCCTCGGCTGCTTGCTCTGCCAATATTGCTTTCTGACCGTGCTCAAAGTTCTTCTTCAAGTCTTCCTCTGTCTCTTCGGAAACTGGAGTGTTCATTACAGTTTCCAACTCTTTCTGCATACGACCGATGTAATCAAGTTTTTCTTTTGCGAACTTTGCAGCATCATCTGCATCTGTGAACGCTGTAATCGGATGAGTAATGTTGGCTTCTGTAATGATAACCATACTATCAAGCATATCCTGATAAGTAACATCTGTCTCAGGGAAAATATCATTTTCTTTCCCCTTTACTTCTTTCTTCATCGCGACAAGATTTTCAAGCCACGCGAATGTTGTAGTGGTAAGCGCGTGCCCTTCCATATCAACACCTCCCCAACGCTTAAAACGTGCTTCAAATCCAATATGTGTGTTGAAAATAGCACAATCCTTCAAAATTACGATGAAGAAATGACCGAAGTCGGTAACGCTTTCAACATCTTTTCTGTTGATTCCGACAACAACTTTAAGCAAACCTGCATTGTTGTCAACAGTCTTCTTTTTTGCAATTCTAGCCATAACTATATATTTATTTTTGTTCTACAATCGTTTTGTACTCGAAACCTGTGCAAGATGGATTCTCCTCAGAAGTAAACCTAATCTCATTAGGGTCATTGCAAACCCCATCCTTGAAGAAGAAACAATCCTTGCACGTATATACCAGCGGAATAATGTCTCCGCAAGCATCATCGTCAGGATTTGTGTATGTATATAAGTCTTTGCCCAAGCAATATGGGAACTCAGAATCTTCATCATTCAACAATACGCAATCCTTACAAGTGTATTTAGTCTGTGCCATGCTCCAATAATTTTATTTCGTCTTGGATATAAAACACCGCCTTACGCAAGTCCTCAATGCGCTTCTCGGTCTTTGTTTTGTTGCCATCCACCTTATCCTTGCGCAAGAGATACTTGATAGCGTTCCCTGTATTGAAGTCAAGATGTCTGCAAATATCCAAAGGCTCAACACCGCACAAATCATTCAACCACGCATAATGGGATGGATGAGATACTTGCTCCGTCTTTTTGTTTGCAGATTCGTTTGCGAAGACGGAAACCTTCGCTAATTTATCCGCATCCACACCAATGGATTCATTTCTTTTAGTACATGATATTACACACACTCCATCAGCCATATCAATGACTTCAATGGCAAATGAGTCATATATATTGTTAGGGTCTATAATCTCGATAAACACAGAACTAGTAATATCTTCCAAATCTACCTTCCTAATCTGCAAGATAGAGCCAATCTTAATATCTTCAATCTTAATCATAAGCTATTTCCTTCTATATTAAACACCATAACAAAACCAAAGTAAACCAGCAACTTTCATCTCTTTTTCAGAAAGCAATTCAAAACAATCAAGGTTATAATCCTTACTGACACAAACCCTAATTGGAGGTGCAAATTGTTTTTGTTTCACAGCGATTGTATATAATGATTCATTGGGGAAAACTGAATTTACATCCTCAACAACCGCGCACATAACCCTGCCATCTTTTCTTACTTCCGCATAACTTTCTATTTTCTGCTTTAGCTTTCCATCGGAATTATTTAGAAAAAACTCTTTTGGCGCAAGAAAAATGTCACCAAGTTTTAATTTCTCGTTTTTATCCATAAGCTATTTCTCTGTTAAACGTTTGTAATACTCCTTACACTTTTTGTAAGCATCCGATTCAGACAATGCCATAGCATCATCAAAGGAAATACTATTGTCCATCAAGAACAACCTAACATTCTTCTCACAGAGCTTCTGTAAGTCTCGGTTGATATAATGCGAGAATCCGATTTTTGAAGCCTTGACAGTATTCTTTGCTTGGAAATAAAACTCATCATGCTCATCGTAGAAAGTTCCTTCCTCGTACACCTCGCACATCACACCTTTTTCGCAAAGCTCTGTGTCATGCTTTGTTTTGTTAAGTTCGTACACGTGAATACCAGTAATGGTATCTATCTTATCGTGACTTCTCCATCCATTCTTTGAAACCTTATAGCAATAATTTCTCATAAGCTATTCCTCCTTATCTTTAATTTCTACGAAATCTCCAATGCCCAAACGAGCCTTGTTGATGCAAGACGCAATCCAGCCAATCAAGTAGGCAGAAGGCTCGCCGCCATGTTCCATACCAATATCATCCTCGATGTTATCGCAGGCATGAGAAGCTTCATGGCAACAAACCCCCATCCTCATAGAATCCTTGCTTGCAAAATTAATAAATGAACAAAGCCTCTTATTCTCCTTTTCTCTAACTATATCGTAGGTTGTTGCGTCATAATTAGAGAAATCAACCTTCAAAACCTCGCCATTTCTACCTTCGAAACACTTATTAGCATCTTCTTGGCTCATGCCAATAGCGACACATAACAATCTCGGATAGATAACAGGGTCGTATTCGTAATATCCTTTCTTCTTCATAATTCACGAATCAGTTTAGTTATACGTTTGTATTCCTTAAGAATTGGAGCATCGAACCATTTTGTTTCAACAATATGTGTTCTATTCTGTTTTATAACTCCAACAAGTTGAGGATTACCCCATATTCCGTACAAATCTATACGATACGCTCCCTTGTCTGTAGCAACAAGATAATAAGTATCTGTCCTGATTCTGTCTTTACTGCCAGACGTTTCTACGATTTTGTCAACAGAGTACACCGTAATAGTGTCATACAACTCACGATTGCCTTCTTGGAATCTCTGATTTCTGCTACATGATGCCAATAGCGACACCACTGCAATTAATGCAACTAATAAAAACTTCTTCATATTCTCAACTATTTATGTTAAACATCTTTTAATTCAAGACCTAATAGAAAAAATCGCGTGTTCACGATTATGCAGTCATGGTCTTTGTTTGTTTTAAACAAACCACATTTTCCACCAACATCAACATTACATATATCATACATTCCTTGAACATCGAAAGCAGGTTTCAAAATGGTTTCTTCTTCTCCAACTTCTGCAAGAAAAGGTGTAGGATTCTTATAACGGCTTTCCCAAGACAGAACACCAAATTTATGTAGGAAACAATTATCTTTCCTCACAACATCTTCGTCTTTCAAAAACAGCCATACACCCTTTTTCACTTTATCAAGAATAGCAGCCGCTCTTTCATTATTTGCTTTATAGAAATTTGCACTCCAATAATCCATATCTCAACTATTTATGATGTAATCTACCTATATGATACCTAGAGCACACCTTGCACAGGTAGCAAGTATAACCAAGAGACTTTAATTTCGGATTCTGATTCAGAAACTCCCAAGCATCATCCTCTGTCTCGTATGCGACCTTCGCCTTCCATGAATGAACTTTTTTAGTCCAATGTTCTGGGGCTGGTTTGAACGGCGGTACTTTATTAGGATTGTGATGGTTATTCCTCATAGCTCAATGATATTAATGCAACTATCGTCAACTGTGACATAGCAACCAAGTGTCTCACGTCTGTAGCCACCGAAATCAATAAGAATTTCAGAATCATCACTTGCGCAAATGAATTCTTTGTTGGCAAGCAATTCATCCTTCGTAATGGTTTTCTTAACCTCACTAAAATAAATTCTGCCAACCATAGGTGCATTGATAATGCCGCCGACCTTTACCACATCATCATCTGATGTTATATATATGATAGGTAAATCACCTTTTGCATTCTTAAATTCCGTATTATTTAAAAGCTCTGATTTAGTCATAATCTGTTATTTTTTAGTTGATGATGGTTTGCGACCACGTTTCTTTGTCGTATCACGCTTACTAGATGTATAATCCAATGCCGATTTCTTCGGTCTTCCTGGTTTTCGCTTTACAGGAACGGCTTCTTTATTCGGTAACTGCAACGTCTCACATTCCTCGTCTTCGCCAAATTCGTTCTCAAACTCTCTTCCTTCACGCTTCTCTGAATCGGCATCATAGGCGCGCTTCCACTTGCGCTTGGCAACCTTCAACTGTTCTTTCTTGAACGCCTCTGATTCCTCATGAAGCTTATCGTAGTCTATCTCAGGTGCATCAAACTCACCTTCAATACTGCATTCGGGAGTTTTCTCAACGTCCTTTGATTCCATTTTCTGATGAATGCGGTCTTCCTCTGAAATGTATGGCTCATCGTCAGCTTTCTGCTTATGACTGGCATTATACTCATCAATGAACTCTTTAATTTCCTTCTTAGAGCATCCATCTTTTCTCATTTCAGCCAACTCAAACTCGAACTTCTGACGTTCAATGTCCTCAAATCTCGTTCCGTCCAAATCGCTTCCCTCATTGAGTACGTTGATTTTCTTGTTTTCCTTATCAGCTCTCATCTGTTTGTCAATGGCAATCTCCAATAACGCGTGATTAACGTCCGATTCCGTCATTTCATCGACCTCATAAGCCCTAGGGTCTTCACCAAGCTCGTTTTTCAGAAAGTTCTTCTTTGCTTCGATGCATCCGCTCGGCATAAACTGAGCCTCATCAAGATACATGTAAGGATGAATGCTCTTGATAGACATGATAGGACTCGGTGTACCGAAGTCTTGCAAAAGCTTCATATATTTGTCCGCATTCTGCTGATAAATGCAGTAGCATTCCTCCAAATTGCGCTTCTGAACAAGCACAACAGCCATTATCCAGAATGGGTCTTTACCATCCGTGTAGCGTTTCGGCAATCCCTTCGTCTGCAACGATGCCGCTTCCAACGCCCTGTCAAGTGATTTTTCCTTTATTCGCATATATTCTTAACTGTTTAAAAGCATCCACCGACCGTAGAAGGAACTCGAACCTTCTGTTTGTCCAAACTTGTATCTAAAAGACACGTCCTACCGCCTTGCGGATGCTGTCGTTTCTATTTTCCTCCATTCTTCAACCAATCCTCAATCGTGGTACTGTCACCATCAAACGACTGACCGAAGACGTTTACCAACTTGACCGAACAGAGCAGATACGGAATGTTCTTGATGTTATCCGTTGATGGCTCTGTAGCATCCTGTACCAAAAACAACGCTTTCTTCTGTCTGTAATCGTCATACCACAGGATAAGCGCACCCTCCAAGTAGGAATACAGACTATCCCATGCTTTCTCGGCAGCTTTTATCTGCTCAGTAACGGAAAGCTCTGTAGTTTCATCAACATCATACCCGAACACGCAGACTGACAACGTAGCGTTGGTGCTCTCATGCCTAGCATTCGGGGCAACAAACACTCTCAATGCGTCACTCTCAGGATAGCTTTCGGTATATACACCCTTCTGCTTACCCTTTGAGTTCAATCCTTCCAATGACTTGTAGCGGACAGAACCGCCGCCGAAATCATCCTCCAGACTCTTACGTACTCCGTCTGCCTTCCAAGCTCCCTGCTCGGACTTCAAGTAACGCTGTATGTAGAATTTCTTATCTGCCATATTTCAAAGTCGGTAATTCGTAAATCAAACATTTATGCTGCAAATATACGCCAAAAAAACAAGCCAAAAACGAACTTTACATAGTTTAACAAATTGCAAATTTGTACCATTTTCCCCATATCCCCAATTAAATATATGTTATCCGCATAAATCTGATTTTTCATATTGAAAATTTAACATTTCACACAATCCCCATATAATAATAACACGTAAATAAACCATTGTACTCTCGCGCGCAGCCGTAGTAGGGGATGTCAACCCCTGTATATAGTAAACTATATACTCATCCCCTAAGAAGAATACTTCGCAAACAACCACTAATGATAGTCTAGTGAAAACTGCAATCTATAAATAGCAAAAACATACATTAAACCCGAAAACAACCTTACTTTTCCGCAAAAAATGAAAATTGATGTAAAAAGCTCGATAATTGAGTTCTAAGACGTTTAAAATACTCTGGTGGTAAAACTATAACGCGAATCTGCATAAAACGCTACCTGACGCACAGAAATAGCTAAAAATAGATACTATGAAACTTTATGCAAAAGAAAAAGTAGATATGATATTCTGGAAAATGCTCAAAATTCGGTAGAAAAGCGGAATTGATAAAATCATAGTATTTTACAAAAAATAAAAAATAAAAAAAATAAAAAATTTTCGGAAGAGAGCTGACCCACCCTGCGAGTGCCAAAAGCGGGGGGTGGGGTGTGGTTTGCCCTATATAGGTGTAAATCTCTGAAAATCAATACGTTATTTGCGACAAAAAGGGACATTTTACGGCAAAAAACGGCAAAAATAGGCTTTTTCGTTTCTGTTTTCGTTTCCTGTAAATTATCCAAAATAAGAGAAAAACAAAGGAATAAAAAGTAAAAAGATAGAACGTTTCTGCAAATGTGCAAGAAAACTCAAAGTTCCCAAAAAGTTTTCTATTTACCATAATACTTTGCATAAATATGCATTTTAAACTTGCATAAAAATACAGAAACTTGCATAATGTTTCACACACAAATTTCGTGGAACAAAAAGCGGGTGAAAACGGAAACAGAAAAAGGCGGCTGCAAACGTACCAAAAACGAAAGTTAGTACTAACATACATATAGGACACGAAAGCGGCTGTAAAGATACGCAAGCGGCAAATAAAAGCGTTTTAGATGTTTTCCCTATATATAAGGTACGCGCACACACTACCATATAAGAAAGCGGCTGCAAACGTGATTTTTTAGGCTGCAAAGGTGCAAAGATATGGCAAAACATATAAAAGCATACAATAGCCCCTATTTAACCTATCATTTTGCAAAGTAGAGATTGCAATTTATGTAAAGATTTAAGAAAAAGCAATTATTTTCAAGAAAAAAGCGAGAAAAAGCGTAATTTTTTGCCTAAAAGTTTTGCAGATACATAAAATTGTCGTACCTTTGCATCGCAATCAAGAAACAACGAGATTACTTCTAAGCAGAGAAATCCTGTTATATCTATATTGTGTGTTCTTTGGCTTATTTACATTTAGCGCAATAAAATCTATCTTATATATTTGTGCGCTGGTATCTTATCATATAACGTATTACGTGTAATACAACATATTAGATATTAGATAACAACAATACCAAAATATAAGGTATACGGATAAAGGCTAACAAAGCGTATCGAGTGATATGTTGATGATACTATATAGTGTATCGGTTATTAGGTTTGTTGTTTTCCGTCAAGGTTAAAAAACGGAAAAGCGGCTGCATGCTTATTGCAGTAGTAACAATTCAAAATGGTTTGGCTATTATACGGAAGGTAGCTACATTATTACTTATTATTCTCAGCGTTGAAACATCTTAAAGTGAGTAAGGAGAAGTTAGAGTACAGAAATAAATTAGATGATAAATGAAAACCAAATACAATAATAAGTAACTGTTATATGTAGGCGAAAACCTCAGCCGTTGGCAATTAGGCGGGTTAATTGATAGCCACAAATTAGTAACTTAAAATTTAAAGCAATATGATGTATAGTGAATTTGTTGAGCGCACTGGTATGAATGTAAACAGTGCCGAGTTCGATGCTATTATTGAGGTTTATAATAATAGCGATGTAAATAAGGATGATTTTTGCAAATTGTGGGTTAAAATGAATTTTAACCGAGTTGCAGCCTATAAGGCAAAGAAAGCAAAAGAGGAAAAACAGCATAAAGTTTGGGGTGATTTACATGATGTATTAAGCAAATACCAAAATAAGCTAGATAATTCTAGAAATTGGTATCAGTCGTATGTTTCACCAATTGGAGCCGTGCTTTCGTCTTCTGACGAAAAGAAAGTAATTGCTTTCTGTGAGTTGTTTAATGAGTATTACGACAAAAACGCCGGATTAGGCTCAATGCTTGCAGCCTTCAATGTTTGGCTAAAGTCTGTAAAAAACACTTATTTTGCAGCATAAACGAAAAACCCACTACCTTAAAAAAGTAGTGGGCGAATCAAGTTAAAAGAGAAACTAATAACTTAAGATTACTTCTAAGCGGTTGCAAAGTTATTAGTTTTTTCCGAATTAGCAAAATTAATTAGTAACTTTTAAATATTTTAAGTATGAAGACTTATAAAACAAATTATTCTGTAGCTGTAAATTGGTGTAATAATGCGCTTATCCTCTGCAACAATATTACAGAGATAGACCCTTCTATTTATGATAATATGCGCTTTGAGCTGTTCGATGAAGAAGACGGCACACAAAAAGACATTTATCAGTGGTTTATTACAAATTGCACCGATGACGATGTAGAGTACCTGGAGCAAACATTTGGCTTGCTTTTCACTTATTCGGACTTATTGGATAAATATATCCTTTGCGTTGACCATTTCGGTACAAGTTGGGATTACGTTGAATGGACAACTACAAATGAATTGGCAAAAAGAGAATTAGGAGAAAAGAAATAACTTAAACTAATTGGAGGGCTATATTATGACAAATAAAGAAATTGAAAGCTATAGAAATAGTTATAAAGTGGTGAATGGTATTGGCTTTTGCCGTGTGAATAATGATATATTCGGAAATCCCCGATATATAGTGCATTTTCTCGCTTTCACTACTTACGAAGAAATGAAAAACGACAATTTAAGCCAAAGTCAATTGTATGCAATTGCCAAAAAGCGTGCAAATGATTTGGGCTTTTCCGTTTATCGTGCCAATTGGTACGGCGGCGGCTTTGTCGGACAATCTTATTCTTTGATTGATACGGCAAATAAGATTAATGAGATAGTAAACAAATAACTAACAATAACCTTTGCACTCGCTTATGTGGGTGCAAAGGTACAAATAATATAAGGTATGAACACAAATACAAAATGGATAAGTACGAATTATCGCCATATAATGTTCTTTAATGATGCATTCACTTTTGAAGTTGAGGCTAAAAAAGCAAATATTAGCTTAGGTAGCCTTCTTGAAAAGCATACTCAAATGGTACACAAAGGATTTATAAACTCTTTCTGTGTGCTTGAAAATTCTAGTAATATGGTAGTATTGAAAGTTACTGCAAAGGTTGATAGGCTAACATCTTTAGATACTACATCATTAACTCTGGAAATTTGTAACATTAAAGATTAATTGGATATGGATATAACAATACCTTTTGTTTTTAGCATCATTAGTTACGTATTAGGCATTATTGTAGGGCGCAATTGGAACAAATACGTAAAAGAGTAAATAACCTTTTAAAACGCGAATAAAATGAGAAAGATAGAGCAAAGAATGGTTAACGCTATAAATAATAAAGTTAACTACAGAGAAAGTAATACAGAAGTAATTGTTAAGGGTGCAAATGTATTTGTACGCTTGTATGATACATATATATATGCAAAAGTACGTGGCAAGGTGTATTTTTCCGATGGTGGTTTTAATACGGCTACAACTTGCAGCCGTTTGCGTGCGCTTGGTGCAGACTACAGTACAAATAACAAATTGTGTGGCTGCAAACTTACTAGCCAAAAGGAAATGCTTAATTTGCGTTATTACGGCAAAAAGACAATATCATAAAACATATTGGATAGGTGCAAAGATAGTCGGTATCTCTAGACTGTTCGATTCAGTTTGCACCACAAAATATTGCTTAAAAGTTACTATAGCCGTGAGTAGTTTAGCTACCTCCAAATTCATGATTTGGCACGGCACAAATTTAAAGATAGGAGATTTACTTATGTATGAAATATCAGATATTAGTACGTTTTATTGCCCAAAGGCAAAGGAATATTTGGCAGCAGAAAAAGAGGTATCTGAATTTGCCGACAAATTGGCAAAAGAAAAAGGGTACACAAATTATAAGGTGTGGACTTTGAAAGTATACGGCTGGCGATGGAATATAGAAATAACTAACAACGATTAAGGATAGGAGAAAAGGAAATGAAAAAGTACCGTTTATATGTTAAGTCTGAAAAAGACTTGAAAGCGTTAAATGAGAAAATTGCTATTGATAGCTTATTTTCAGTTGGTGAGACTATCACAAATAACCCTCTTCATATTGGAGAAAATATTTTCAGTGATAAACGTATCTTTGATAGTGTGAAAGAATATGCTTTCACACACAATTTTGTATCACTAACTTTATATCAGACTATCGAAGAGAAATTTGCGGTATTAAAGTCTGGATATGAGCAAATATTTGGTAACTTTGCTTTTATCCCTGCTGGCGGTGGATATGAGAATAACACTTTGATAAGTTACACTTTGGAATTTGCAGGTTATTCTTTTGTACGCACAAATGTAGTTAAGTTGTCTTTGTTCTATTTACGAAATCTCTTAAATGAATATACCTATTATGGTGGTGCATGGAGAGATAAGAAAAGTATGAAGACTATATTATATAATGAACTTTAAACAACTTGGATATGATAGAAAATGCAAATGTAGAAAAAAATAAAGAGTTGGCTAGAGGCTGAATATAATAGCCTTCACTTGGAACATGTAAGCGAGCAAAAAGAAAGCGAGTTGAAAGATAGATTTATTCGCTTTTATTGCAAGTTTGATAAACGTCTGATACGTATCAAGCGTGAAAAAACAAGCGTATCTCCAATTAAGAATGGTGGTGTGCGATTGTCTTTGGTAGCTTGGGGGAAATGCTATGGGCAATTTTATGAAGTGTAACTTTTAAACAATTGGATATATGACTACAGAAGAAATTAGAATGCTTACCAAAAATGAATTGGTAGCCGAATATGAACGTACCATTAAATGGTACAAAGAGCACAATATTAATCGTAATTTTAGCAAATACGCTGAAATGTTTTGGATATTGTTTGATGATGGAGCAAATTCCTATATGTGGGCAATTGATACCATTTGCAGTTGGTTTCCTGATTGCAACAAAGAAGAATTGGAAAAGGAATTGGATATGTATATTTAATAGTAACTAATATGAGTGACAAAGAAATTAATTTGGCTATCTTAAACAAGTTGTATGAGATAGCCTTTGCAGTATGGGAGAAGATGGCAAAGGTAGCCGATTACGGCTCTTGTACTGCAAGCGAGATTGCTGATATGTTAAATAAGGAGTTCAATTTTAGCAATGAGCAAAATGAAGACGAAAAAACAACTGTTAGTGTAGGTACATATACTTGCAGTTTTCCTTTGAAGAATATCTTCTATTTTGTTTCAGTCTTTGAAAAGCTAGCGAGTGTTGGCAGAAATGCAAAACAATTTGTATTTGAAAAATCGGGCGAATTATTGGGAAAGGCTACCTTTGAAGTAAGCAAAGGAATGAGCGAACTTTGTAAATTTGTTGCCGATAATGAGTTGCGCCCCGTTATGAACTATATCATATTGGATGCAGCTAATAATTGTTTGGTTGCAAGCGATGGGCACAAATTGCTTTCTTTTCCTGCAAAGGTATTGGAACATTCGGGAGATTTATCAAACTTCTATATCAGCCCAAAGAAATTTGCTTTGATGTGCAAGAAAATGAAGAAAGGAGAAATCTATAATGTTACAGCCACAAAGGAAAGTGTGGATGGTAAGGAATGCAACAAATTAGAGTTTGAGGGTATTACTTCTAATATCGGCTACATTGGCAGATACCCAAATTGGAAGAGTGTTTTCCCAAAGGTATCAAATGAACTCGCTTTGCACTTTGACAAAAACGCTTGGAATGAGATAAAGAAATTCTGTAAGTTTGCAAAGAAAGATGGTGCAAATACTATTAGTTTGCACGGCTTATCTGGAGAAAGTAAGATTACACTATCTTATGATGATTGCAAACGTGATTTGGCTATCGAAAACAAATTGCAGCATACCATTGATGATGTATCATTTATGATTAAGCCTATTGTTGCTTTCAATAGTGTTGATACCTTATATCTCGGTATGTCTTCTTCTCATGCAGCAGTTGCAACAAATAGTCTTGGTAATATCTATTTGCTTATGCCAGCCGTATATGAGGATAGAGGTTATTCTATAGATACTAGATACGTTCCATTTGATATAGACGTATTGGAAGAGCGTGCAAATAAGCGCACAAATGAGCCTTCAGAAGACGTTATCCCTGCAAAGGTGGATAAGACAACTGAGGAAAAAGAGTGCGCTACAGAGGATAAAACAGAGCAAACGAATAAACCTGCAAAGGTAGTATCATTGGATAAGCCTAGCAATAAGTTTAGCTTTGATGCTATCGGTGTAAATGTAGGCGATAAATTAACCTTCATTGATGGTACAGAGGTTATTGCAGCAGGAAACAATAAGATTATATTCTGTGGAGAACTGTTTACATTGTCGGGATTCTGCAAAGAGTTTATGCCCGATGAAAAGCGAACAAAGAGTAATTCCTATCGTGGATGCGCTTTCTTCTTTAAGGATGGTGTAAAATTGGAAAAGCTATTTAAGGAGCAGCAAAAGAAATCATTGGTATCAAGCAAGGAATATATTACAGTATCTGATGATACATTGGATAGCGTGCCAAACGAGCATCAAACGAGCGAGAAATGCACCGAGCGGACAATTACACCATTGGCAAATAAAAACGTCTCAGAGCGCAAAGAAACGGCATCAACCGCAAAGGTTGTGGCTATCTCTATCGGTGTTCCTGTATGCTTGGATATTCCACCGAACAATATGCGGTTGGATATTGCAGCAAACAAGCCGTTAAATGCGGCTGTAGGCGATTGCTTATGTGGTGTTGGCAAAGTAGCACATACGCTACCTTTGCCACCTCCACGGAGCAAAGGAATGAGTAAAATAACAAAAGTAAATCAATTAATAAAGAAACAGAAATGGAAAAGAATATTTGTTTATCTTGCAGATTTGCATTCAGAAATGGCAAATGCAATCGACTTGTAGTATCTAGTATGGGCATGAATGACCGCCTTGGCAGTTACTATAAGAAAGATAATAAATGCCCTTATCATGAGGAAGGAAACGATTGCAGAGATAGAGATTATAAGCCTATTAATTTTTATAATTCATAATATGGAGACATCATTATTCTTACATAAACTGAAAGATAAATATCAGCACAGCGAACATTTTATCTTGATACCTGATTGGCATGGGGTGTTTCATTCTAAAGTTTGCCGATTGGATAGTTGGAGTGATTATCTTATGGACTTTAGAACGCATACAGGCAATACTAGTTTTGCGTCTATGTGCCATAATAAGAAAGAACAAGAAGAGTTTGATAAATTGACTAAATGTTATAAGACAATATGAAACAGACTTCATTACCAGATGTTATTAACTTAGATGTTGATAACCTTACTACAGAGATTAATAATGCTGCTCATTGTCCTATCAATGACAAAGACCTTTGTCTTGATGAGTTGGTAAGAGATTTGTTCAATGATGGTCAGTACGCTTGGAACAAAGACAACACAGAAATGGTTGGATTTGTAGGAAACGAGCCAGTATTGGTACGACAGGAAACCGATAACAAATTGCTGGTTAGATTTTTTGGCGATGCTTGGTGTCCTGATATTGTTGAGGAATGGGTGAAGAGAATTGAACACGATAAGAATAATGATGTAGATTACGTGATAGATACTTATATGTTTGGGGTGATTGAGAATGACAGAGAGCGTAAAAGTAGAGATTTTCATGTATCATTCTGTTATCGTGGATAATAAATAGCAGAAAGTAACGTTTTAAGTAATAAGAGATAGGATAGGAGATAGGAGAAATGAAGACAATAGAAATCAAGAATGAAGGTGGCGCATCTGTAAAATACGACATCGTGAACATCGGATGTAAGGATTGCCCTTATTGCATGATGGCAGAAGGTCACTACCTTTGCCGTTCCGACAAGAGCTGCAACGCAAAGGCAAACATGACCGATGATGATGAGCCAAAGCAGAAAGTAATAATATACAGTCGTGTCTCTACTGAAAAGCAGACATTGGAGCAGCAGGAAAGAACAATCAACGAATGGTTGAATTGTCACAATCTGAAAGCTACTCACGAAGTGAAGGAGGAAGGAGTATCGGGCAAGGTATCTTATAAGGATAGAAACCTTGGTAAGGTAGTATTGCCGATGCTTGATAAGGGTGATATACTTATTGTGTCAGAGGTCAGCCGTATCGGTCGTTCCATGAGCGACATCAACAAGTTTGTGAATGACGAGCTGAAACCACGTGGCGTGCGCTTGGTTATCGTTCAGATGGGTATTGACCTTGATTGCAGCCACCTGAAAGCGATTGACGAAATGCTACTGTTCGCTTTCTCATTCTCGGCACAGATGGAGCGTGAACTCATTCAAGAGCGAACACAGAGCGCATTGGAAGTACGCAAGCAGAAGTTGGCACAAGACGGAGAGTTTATTTCAAAGTCAGGTAAGGTCGTAAAGAAGTTGGGCAGACCTAGAAAATGTGACTTATCAAACGCACAGAAGGCGGCATCGGAAAAGCGCAAGAAAGAGGCTGCCGAGAAACCTTGTAACAAAGCTATATGGAATGTGGTTAAGAAGTGTACCAATGACTTCACAGAATTAACCACACCTAACTTTGCCGATGCAGCTATGATGTTGCAGCAGATGGGTGTTTATTCGTCCACTGGCAAGGTATTAACCAAAGAACTAGTAAGAAGTGCGTATTACAATCTACGCTCAGTCTATGGCAGTCAGGTTTATTTCAGACGTGGTTCTGCAAACTATCGTGTAATGCGAGAAAAGGGTATGACTGATGAGGAGATTCAGCAGTATTACAAGGAACTGAATAACAACAACAATAATACAGAGGAGGAATAATTATGTCGGATATTATTTGTAACAATACAACAACATTTCTTGCAAGACGATTGTTTGATAATGGCGAGTCTTTGGTGTGCAAGGGTGATACGTACAAGAGAGTCGGAACGATTGAAGGTTTAATAACCACACTGACGATTACTGGAAGAGATAAGAATATATATTCTTTCCGTATCATAGACGAACAACATCAACCTTATAAAAACTTGATAAGGTAATATACAATAGATTGGCATGCGAGCAAAAAGACTTTATAAGCTCGATAGGTCAGATATTTTTAGACAAGCAGGGTTATTGGGTTATGTTCGAGGATTGTAGTTACCCTTATAACCACACAACGTTGGAGTTTCATAAGATTGGTATTTACTCATAAAACGGAAAAAGTTATGGCATTCTTAATAGCAATTTGGCTAATCGGCACATTGTTCGATTGCGCCATTGGCAGAAATAAAGATTAAAATTTCTGCCATACACACAATATAATGACGCATATTGCGTTATCTTTTGAAAATAATATAAATAGTCTAGCCCTACGCAGCACGGATAAGCGAATGATTATGAAGAAAATGACTTATGACGAATACAAAGACCTTTGTTGTCAGAATAACGAGCAGTTTTCAGAAATGTTCGATGAGTTCATTGATATGGAGAATACCGCTGATTTGAAATATCAGTTAGACTTTGATGATGTTCCTGGCTATTTTGGAATTGCGGCACGTAGTGAAGATTCTGATGTTTTTGCAGTCTGGTTGCCTGATGTTGGTAGCCAATATATTTTCTACGAGACTTCTATTTCTGAAATGCTAGATTATCTATGTGTGCATTATCCTGAGGATGCAGAAGATATTAGAGATTGTTTCGCTAATCAGCATGGAGAACGTCGTATTCATAGTATCAGTTTCTATCCTTCTAACTGGGAGGTGTTCACTTCCACAGGTTGCATTTCTTATTCATTCGAGCCATCGTGCTACGATAATGAGGATGAAGCCTACGATGGATGGCTTGATTGGTGTAATGAGCATCATATCGACAAGGATAGTATAAAGAAGTTTGAAACCGATGTTAAAATTCACACATCTAATCAGGTTTATTAATTTGTCTTATCATTCAGCCCTATCGCATCACGGATAAGCGACAAGAATATGAACGACAAGAAAGTATATATTGTTCTTTGTAATAAGATTATCGCAAACGTTTTCGACTCCCCAGAAAAGGCTTTCAATAGCCTTCCTAAGAAAGATGAGTTCACAGAAGTTTCTCAGTCTGTACGCACTTGTGACGGCGAGGAAGCAATTATTCCTACAGCGGATAATTTCTATCTGAACACCCCTATTTATGTTCACGTAGCGGAGCATACAGAGGACGTGATGGGATTTCAAGTAGAGTGCCAGGAAGAAACCTTTGTTTACGAGATTAAGGAGTTTGAAGTAAAATAATAACCATTAAGCCCTCGACATCACGGTTAAGTCATAAATTATGAAGAAATATCAGATATATTACAATAATACTGTTGAGATAAACAATGTTGCAGAGTTTGATACATTGGATGAAGCAAAGCGATATTGCACCGAAAATACCAAAGGGTATGATAAGGTATGCGACAATGATAACTGCTATGAAGGTCGCAGCAATAACTTCCATTATGAAGTCTATGATGGCTGCAAAGAAATCCTTGATGAGGATGGTGACGTTGTTGATTTCAAAGACCCAGTTTACGAAACAGAGCAGTTTTATTGCGATTAATCAATGTAAAACCCAAAAGAAATTATTAGTTTTCTGTAATAAATATAATTATGAAAAAGATTTTAATGTTTATGGCAATTATGATTGCAGCTTTCTCTATGGTGGCTTGCAGTAGTGATATCAGAGAAGACAATATTCACGAAGATACACAAAAGACACTGGCAGACTATGATGGCGTATGGGAGGACGAAGATAATGATACCCTATTTATATCAATATCCGCAAACGGAAATATCAAATACTATTGCGGCAGCATTTATATGGGAAACGGAATTGGTGTATTGAACGGAAATACGCTTGTAGTTCCAAATGAATATACTGGCATGACTGACGAGTTTGAATTATCTGGTTCTGTCGATAATTTGCGTTTAAAATGTAAACTTAAAGACGGCGTAAACAAAGATGCCTATTGTTCTATTACCCTTAATCTCCATAAGACTAATGAATCTTTAGCATTGTTTACTGGTGATGTCTGGATGCCAAAACTTTATTTTGGCTCTACTGACAGAAAGAGTTGGCAGCAATGGAGAATGCAGGTAACAAGCAATAATTCTTCTTTGTATTACCTACACCACAATACTTATGGAATAATGAAGCAATATGGTCTATATTCCATACAGAGACAATATAAGAATAAATATAAATTTTTATATAGTCATTTTTCTGATAACGATGACCATAAAATCGTAGTATTCTCTTGGGATGGAGAATTTATCCGAAACAACAAAAATATTCCAAATTAGGCAGTTAATTTTCTGTGTTATCCTCCATGTTGCCAACAATAAATACTACCTTTGGATGCTCTTCTTTTGCATCGTTTTCCTTTCTTTGTGCGTGCAGCACACTGGTTTCTCGATGCAGATGAAGAGCCTCCAATACTAGGATTCCCAGATGTATCAACACCTTTTTGCTGGAATACATTAAATGTATCTGATATATTAAATTTATTGCTATATACAACAAATAAACATTCTCTATCTCTATCAGTATCGTTTGTATCAACTTGAATGTATATCTTCTCAAATCTTACATCAAAATCTGATACCCAATTACAATAATTGATAGGTTCTACACTAACATCATTACTTATCTCATAATCACTAACGAAATTTACCCAGTACTTTCCGCTAAACCAAGGAATGTACGTATCCTCAACTATGAGGTAATGGCATTCTTGAATTTCCTCAAAGTTATATTTCTTGCATCCGACTATGGGTATAAGAAATAAAATTAATATAGATATTATTTTCTTCATATCTAACCAAACGGAATTAGTTTAGATATATTGTGTTACCAATAGACTATTTTAACCGCTTACAGAAGAAATTTTCACTATCTCTTTGAGTTCTCAGATATTTTACTTATCTTTGCAAAGCAATTATTCTTTGGAACTCATATGTCTATCTCAGCCCTGCCGTTGGTGCTCAATGGTGGGGCTTTACTTTCGCATTTCTTTTATACCTATCATATCGCCCTGCATCATCATTTTTTGGTGGTGTGGGGCATTTTTGTGTGTTAAACAAACATAATATTTTCCCTAAAATCCCCGTATCTCTCATTATCCCATACTAATAATTTTAACGGAAAAATAAGTACACTCAGTCTGAAATAAAATGCTTATCTTTGTGCTCGAAAAAGCGTGGTGTAGTGGTAAATTACAGCTTGCAACATAAGAATATTTTTTAAGTAGGTGCTCGAAAGAGACCGAAGAGATTAAAAATATAGGGATTTCATTAAGTGCCACTACGCTTATTGGAATCCTTTCTTTTTTTTGTTATGCAGAGACATCTAAACATCAATGTAGAACTGGTAGAGCGATATGCTTGCGGTTACTCCAAGGTAGAAAGGAGTAAGCGCATGACTATATTGTGCTTTGCTATTTGGTGTAAGATGCAGCATAGTAATTCTATAATGTTTGATATGGGTACAAGGCAACTGATGCGTACCCTTCACATTTCACAACCAAAGGCTCAACTGTTGCTTAATGCTATCAAGACAGATGATTTATTCTCTGTTAAAGAGGATGGTCGCTTTATTGTTACATCATTTAAGGATGATACAAGGAAACTTGATAAAAACGGAAGAGTTTTCAAAGGTGCAAAGATGTTCACAATTGAAGTGAACAAACAATATACACTAAAGGATATATATAACAGACTGAATGAACTTCTGTTTCTGTTTCAGATTGGTAGTCAGGAGGCGAACAGCTCACATGTTAGTGGTAATAAGAAATCAAATCGCTTGTGTCGCTCAACCTTTATCACGATGAATCAATTACAGAGTGCTATCGGTTTGTCGCATGGTTCTGTTAGTGGTATCAAGAAACGTTTAATCAAGAAAGAGCAGATTAAATCAACTTATGCCGAACTGCACATGGCAGACAAGCGTGTGCCTAATCAAGTAGAAACGATGTTGGTTAGGTTCGGTCGTAAGAATCCGACTTTTGAAATTGGTGATAACGCTTATGTTCGCATACCATGTTCATACGAGATAACAAGCAGAGACGCAAAAAGAAGTTGTGGTCGGCACATCATATACGGATATGGATGCAGAAGAAAGAAAAGTCAGACAGGTACTGGAACAACTAGTAAAGGCAGTTTTACTCCAATGGATAATGGATGCGGAATGCCTGATTAAATGCTAGTGTTTCTGTTTTTGACGTTTTCACACTATTAGTTAGTGGTAATATATGAGTAGTTTATTATACTAACGTGCGTGTGAGTAACATGATTGTTTAATTAAAAAGATATTTGATTATGAAGAATGAAACAAAGTTAGAGAAGGTGAAGAAGTTTCTTGATGAGAATAACATCAAGTACTCTGAACCTAAACATAAGGGCAGAAAAGGTCATAGTGACCTTGTGTTGTCTGAACTTTGTATTTTTATCAAGATTTCGGGTGATGATGATGCGAAGTTCTTCAATCGGCATAAGTATTATTATCCGATTTTTATTCGTGATAATGAGACTCCAAAGTTCGTACTCGAAAAAGTCCAGAACACTATCATCAAGTCTATGAAAGAAAAGCAGGAAAGATTACTGAATGCTAAAAAATAACCGATATGGATAAGATTATAGAATGAATGAAGTTCTTTAATGAACTTCTCGTAGAAAAAGGCAAAATGACAAGAGACGATTTTGCTGCCAGTCGCAGAGCACTACGCCGCTCATATCAAGACGAAATGGATAAACTTGCTGATGAATATGCAGTAAGAAATTCCATTTATCGTGTTGGTGATAAAGTGATAGTGAATGATTCGTGTTTTGCAAATGTACCTTGCACTATTATTAATATAAAAGGCATATATAACGTAGTGCATGAAAAAGGAGTTCCATCAATAGTGTATGATGTCAGAATGAATTTCGACAAAGAAACATACCAAGTTAGAGAAAATGATATTGTTGGATATGTATAGTAACGTTTAAACTTAGAGAATATGTTTGTAGAAGAAAGAATAACTCGAAAGTGTGTAATTACCCTTATGGGGGGATACAAAGTAGTAGGCACGTTATCAATGCCGAAACCGAAAAAAGCTATGTTTCCTGAAGAAATGGAACGTAACTTTATAAAGAGTTTTAATGAGTCGCAGCATAATGCAGTAAACAAGGCTGTTAGTGTTCACATTTTAAGAAATTGATATATAGAAGAGATTAAAGGTATTCTTACTACACAAAAGATATTTAACGGCATTCACAACGAATATGAGAGTGTATGTATCAAGAAAGAACTTGGAGTAGTTGTTGCTATAGACAACGAAAACGAGTTCAAAGGTGTATTCACAAAGTATGGCGAAGTGGATATTTTCAAGCAGTTGCTTTCGCAAGAAGTAAGCCGCCACTATACGAAATACAAAGCGTTCCCTACTGAAACTTTGATTCCATACAAGGATTGTGGAGATATTATCTTTGACTTCATAGAGGTTACTTACGGAAAGATGTATGGCGGTTATGTTTATGTTGTTCACTACAACTTTGCAAGCACCGCATCTTAATTAAACAATATTGATTATGATGACAGCAGGGGATAAAATTAATATTATGGCTCAGATTGCAACATTGAAGGAGATTGCCATTGACTATAAGGGAAAGACAATCGACAACATTATACAGCAGTTAGAGCTGAGATTAGCAGATTCAAATCTGAAATAATAAAAGAGTTGGTAATATGGCTAGAATCACACGAAACAAAGCTGCCGAGATACTTGGTTTATCTAGACAGACTATTAGTAACTACATCGAGCAAGGTCTCATTGGAAGTTGTGTAGGCGAGCATGGTATCTTGTACGTAAATAGTGAAGACGTTGAGAAATACGCCGAGAAGTACAAGATGCTTGCTGCCAACGAAAAGATGATAGATGATAAGCTCAAAGAAGTTGAAGCGCACAAGCGTGCAATAAACGTCGAACTTACCGAGTTGAGAAACAGAGCGACCGCAAACGGCAAACTGGCTGCCAACGCTGTTGGTATGCTTTTTGGCGTAATAAACGCTATGTCGTATCTTGACATCACTCCAAAACTCAGCTATCGTGAATCTAAGTTGCTAAAGGACATTATTAATGGGATGACGTATGATGAGTTGTCACTCAAGTATGGCGTATCAGCAACTAGAATCAGACAGATTGTAGAGAAGACGTGCAATAAGCTGACGTACAACGAGGATGCCGCCATTGCCGAGATTGCTACAAATCAAGATTTGAGAATCGTGATTGATGGTTTAAAGAAGAAACTAAAAGCAACACAAGCTAGTTATGATGAATACAGACGTGCAAAAGGCGATACTCCTATCGGTGGAACAATACTTCCACCATTAATACTTGGTAAAGATGTAAACGACTGTGGCTTTCCTGTTCGTATTCTGAATATGTTCAGATGGTGCAGCGTATATACCGTAGGCGATTTACTCCGCAAATTCCATGGTAAGTCTGATTTGGATAAGATTAGAAACCTCGGCAAAAAGAGCATTTGGATTATCCTCGACTTTATCGAAGAGAACAATCTTAGCTTTAAGCAGAATGGAGAAAGTGATGAGGATTTCTATATTCGTCTCAACAATAATTTATCAAACAAAAGACATGAAGAAAATGATTAAGAAGCGTTTCGGATGGTTCGATATTTACTATGCCGAAATGTTATTGGGTGTTACGTTTGCAATATTCCACGCTTGTATTGGCAATTTTGGTGTTGCATTTGTTTGGATTGCATTCGTATTCAGTTGGGTAATATTCAAACTGATAATAAGCGTGGAGAACAGAAGATACAAAGCTCTTGTTAACCTCTCAAAGGAAATACAGAGTAAGGAGAAAAAAGCTGTGCAGAATATGGTGTGGTTTTGCGATGAGCTGCAACTTGAAATGCAGCGTCACAGACTGACCGCATTACAAGGTATGAAGTACAAGAATAAGGCTGAGTTTATGCAGCGCAAGAAGAGTCTTACACAATACCTAAAGTATTCTGATGCGATTGATAACCTCTACGAGCAAGAAGTTGAACGCTTGCATAAAATGGAGAAAGAAATTGAAAAGAAAAATAATGATGGTAAAGACAAAGGAAATGACTCTGAAACAGAGACTGCAAAAACTGAGTGAAGAACCAATACCATTCTTTCACTCGCTTACACCATTCGCCGCAGGATTTACACAAGGTTTCAATTACGAAAAGAAACGTCTTGTTGCCGCATTGGTGAATAACTCGGAAGTCACAAAGGACTTCATCAACGAGCCTATCAGCTTACCAATAAGCGATAGTATTCTGTTTATGCACGCATTCATTGACGGCTCTGTTGATTACCGTAAGAAGATAGAAACTATTCTATCGGATAAATAGCAAGAAAGGGAGGTTCGTAGCCTCCCTTTTTATTTGCCCTTTTAATTGTAATAATTATAAATCTGTATCTTTTAAATCTTTGTTAAGGTAATCAATAACCTTTCTGTTGGCTTCATCAATCTTCTTTGTATCATATTTAATGTAGGTTGATGTTACCGCATTATCCCACATCGCATGACCTAATGCCCTGCCTATAACTTCCATCGGTATATCAATCTCGCTTGCTAGTGTTGCCCACGTATGGCGATTATAGTAGGTTGAAAGGTAAGGGAACATCGGTTCTTTACTATATTCTCTGAATTTACCTAACCTTTTAAGTCTGAAATTCAAATTACTCTCAAAGTGTTTGAGGTTGAACTCACTGCTGTCCTTATACTTTAAAAGGTATTTCTTACCTTTGTATCGCTTGATAATCTCTAACGCCTCTGGTTCTACCTTTATATCATACAATCGTCCTGTCTTGTTACGCTTGTAGCATATTCTGCCGCCACGAAGGTCTGTTGGCTTCAAATCGAGAAGGTCTGATATATTGATACCAATCAAATAGAAACCTAGCATGAACAAATCCCTTGATTCACGTTGAGGGTTAGTGTGGAACTCTGCATCACGCAACTGTCTCATCTGTTCTAGAGATAAACAACGCTTTCTTGTTTCCTCATGTGGAAGTACGTACTTACGGAATGGGAATAGGGTTGTTATCTCATTATCAATTGCCCAATTGAATGTTGCCTTGATATTTCTCAAATCAATATGAACTCCGTTAGGCATCCGTCCTCTTTCATATTCATGCTTCACAAACTTATCGAGCCAGTCTTTGGTAATGGTTTCAAATGTACACTTAGCATCGTAGTTTCTGATTCTGATGATGGTCACATCATACACTCTCTTCGTGCCAGCTTTCAGATTCTTGGAATCTGTACACATCTGCATATAGTCGAGGAAATTCTTCTCTGCTACCTTGCCACCCTTTATAATCTCTTTCAGATGGCTTTTTAGCATCGGAACGTCCTCACCCTTGTGCAGCAGTATATAGTCTTCCACGTTTGAATATAGCTCTGCCAGTCGCTTAGTCTTTGCCTTTGCAGACTTGTCTGAACGAGGAAATACCATACCATCAAACTTCTCTGTCGATTGCAATCCTGTGTATATATAGAATCTCTTACACTTATGAGTGATGGAGAAATACACCTTATATGTCTTGTCTTCAACGTAAACCTTCATAATTCTATCTCCTATTAGCTTGCATATTACTTGCAAAGTCTATCAGTTTTTATCATATTTACGGGGTTTTTCGGGCATTTTTTACTTTATATTTTACTCGTTAAATCTCGTAACGTATTGATACTCAGTGTGAATGCTTATCGCGTTAAGTGAAGCTCAATAGGTTCGCCGTTCTTTGGCTCATAGCCTCCCTGCACGCAGATAGAGGCGGTACGTAATTTTTTTTTCATTTG